GCGGCACAGAAATGGGGATGCCGCGCGTAGGCGGCGTGGATTGGTTACTTCTTCGCCTTCGGAGGCGCATCGTCGGCAACCTGCACGACGAATGCGGACTGCTCGCTGGCCAGGACTGCCTGCACAGCATCCGGGTCGGTGATCTCGTCGCCCTGCTTGTAGGGGCCGAAAGCGTCTTTGACAACCAGTTTCATGGTCACTCCACGATGGTCTTGATGGGGAACTGCGCATCGAGCGACGGTCCGGCGCTCACGTTCTCGACGGTCGCTGTGATCTGGCTCAGCGTGGCCGATTGGAACGTCGAGAACTCCACCGCATACATCAGGTCGCGCCGGTATATGCCCTCTTTCTGCTGGCTGTCGTCTTGCCGGCTGTTCTTGTAGCGCAGCGTGGCGTTTTGGTCAGGTAGCGTCAGGTGCACCACTCCAGACAGCGCGGAATCGATCGCCGAGGCAATCGGGTCGCGCTGATCGAAGCAGTTCGCCCAGATCGTGACCATGTAGGTCTGTTCCTGGCGGCGCGTCTCGCGGGTTGCGACGCCAACACCGCCCACGCGCGGCGAAATGTACTTCGCGCCCGGGATCGTCACGACTACGCCGGCCGCCGTGGCCGTCTGGTCAACATTCACCAACGCCGCCAGCGCCGTCGCGATGCTTGCCAGCGTGTCGCCAGCCTGCACCGCGTAGACGTAGGCCTTGTTGTCGATCACCAGCGCCGCGTTCTGCGGCGTGCTGACCGTGCCGCCGACCGTCACGGCCTGGCCGGAAAGCGTCAGCGTGACGGTATTGGCCGGCACCGACGGCGTCGACCAGTCCGACATCGCCGAGCTGATCGTCCGCAGCATGTTGGGCTGCGGGAACACCGATACGTGAATCTTGTTGGCCGCCAAGTCGGCACGCAACTGCGCCGAATCCGGCCAGCCCTGATACACCAGCACTGGCACGCCAGCGATGGACGGCTGGCTAGTCCCGTTCGGGTACACGATGCCGGCTATCGTCGTCACCAGCGCGCTGGAAACGTCTGTGATGTCGGCCATTTACGGGTGCGCCTCGGCGACGTTGAGTTTCCAGCCCTGATCGGTCTTCTGCGCGCCGCCGATCTGGAAGCGGCGGTTCATGTCGTCGATGACGATGTCGCCAGCGCCCAGGGTGATCGGCACGCTCGCCGGCAGCAGGATCACGTAGCCTTGCTCATCCGACGACGTCGGCAGCTCGTCATGCTTGCGCGTGCGGCCGCCGAACAGGATCGATGCGGGCCAGCCCTGAGCGCCCTTCGTGCCCAGAACGTAGGTGTCCTCAGTGGCGCACCGGCCCGAGTAGCCCACCGCACCAATGCCGGAAGGCGCCGTTACGCGCGTCACCCACACCTGGGCGTTGCACTCGACCGTCAGGATCGGCAGCTCGTCCTGCATTCCGGCAATGAAATGCGTGCTGGTGCCGCGCTGCAGGTAGTCCCCGACTCGCGTCTGGCGCCCGTCGATCAGGCAGTACCAAAACGGCTTATCCGGCAGGTTCGGCTTCGTGTATGTCCAGTCCTGGGCGTTGAATGAGGCATTCAGGCTTGCGACCTTGTTGCCGGCCGCCAGTGGGTTGCCCACGCCAGCCGGGCGGAACACGTCGTAGACGTAGCCGATGCGCAGCGCTGCCTTACCATAGCCGGCGTAGATCTTGGCCTGCAGTTTGGCTGCGTTCATCGGCTTCCCCTATTCCAGCGCCAGCACATCGATGCCATTGCCGCAGTCGTTCTGAAAATGGCACGCCACAGAGACCGCTTCAATCGCAGTGCAGCCAAGGTGCATGGCTGCCTCAGCAAAATCACGGCCAGAGCCGAACGCGACCTTTTCAGACTCGATTGGCATCGGGTATGGGCCAGTGCTGTACAGATCAACGCCGTCGCGGCGAATGACGATCAGCGATGAGAGATCCTCGCGCGCCTTCGTTGGAAAGTCAGATGGCACCGCACCGGCCTTGAACCACGCGCGAATCTCGGCCGCTACATCCCAGTCGCCCGTCATCGCGAGCAGGCAGTCGCCATGCCGCTGAATCTTCGTGACGGTGCGCGCTAGCCCGACGGATGTGGCGCGCTTGTCTGCCGCCAGCGTCCTGCCATCCCAGGCGATCACGGTCATGACTCAACCTCCAGGGCGACAGGCGGCATCGTGCCGCCAATCACCCACAGCGATACTGAACCGCCAGCATTCAGCCGCTCCAGTTCTTCGGCGGATGGTTTCCAGAATGACGCGACGGCTGGCACACCGTTCACTTCCGTCCGGGTGATCGGCAACGCGTTCACCGGGAGAGACGATTGATCCCATCCTTCCGGCGCACCGAGCACGCCATTGTTCGACGGATGCTGAACTCGCTGCATGTCAGGCCCTCGCAACGCTGATGCCGCCATTGCCAAGAATCGGCCCAGGCGCGAACCCGATGAACTCGCACAGCCGGCGGCGCCACGAGTCAAAAAGGCGATCACGATCGCGTTGCTCATTGGGGTTGTGTTTCCACACGGCCGCTTGGTCAGTGTCCAGGTTGTCGCTCGTGGTCGGGATCGCCGTCTCGAGCGCGGACAGGTTTGTGAGGTAGGTATTGATCAGCACCGCCTCTTCGCTTGCCGAAAGCGTCGTCAAGCGCTGGTGCAGCGACATGATCACCATGCCAAACCGACCGTAGACGATGTCCTGATCGTTCGTGATCTGCATCGTCGTGCCAGCCAGCGGGTAGCCCATGAAGCGCCGCACATCGGTCAGTTGGGCATCGGTGAGCATGCTTTAAGCCTTGTTTGCGTCGTCCAGCAGTGCTTGCAGGTCCGCCTTCTTGGCGCCTTCCGGGATTTCGACGCCTTTTTCGGTCAGCGCAGCCTTCAGGTCGGCAACGCTGAGCGCCTTGTCCGCCTTCTTGGCGCCTTCCTCGTCGAAAAGCTCATGCTCTTTCGACAGGTCAGTCTCGTTGATCACGATGTAGCCCAGCGGGTTCTCATCGGTCACCGGCGAGACGATCTTCACGGTTTTCAGTTCCATGCTCACTCCAAGGTGAAAACGGGCGGCCAGACAGCGCCGCCCGTACTGGCTTAGCCCAGCAGCGCGGCGATGTGGTTCTGCTTGATGGCCTGCGTGCCCCACGCCAGACGCACGTGGTAGACCAACTGCATGAATTGGCGGTACACAGCGACGTCGTAGACGATGCCAGTCACCGGATCGGTGATCTGCATGACGTCATCCGCCATATCCATCGCCTTGCCATCCGGGCCGATCGGCATCTGCGGCGAACGCGTGATGAGCTGAATCGCCGACTTGCTGAACGCGAGGTTCGGCGTGGCCGTGTTGCCGATCGTCACTGCGGTAGCCGATGCCGGGATCGTCTGCAGCAGCCCCGGGGCGGCGAGCGTGATCTGGCCGGGAGCCGAAACGCCCGTCGCAACCACATATTTGTTGGAGTCACCCGCGAACGTGACCGTATCGCCCGCGAGCGCAGTGCCGGTGCCCGTGATCAGGTTGATCTGGGTCGCGCCGATGGCATAGCCAGCGGTATCGGTCGTGTAGCTCGCGCCGGTGCCCTTGGTGACAGCCTTGATGGCAGCCGAATTGCGGATGGCCATGCCTTCCAGCTCGCCAATCATGCCGCGACGCAGCAGATCGTCCGTGCCGGCTTCGTTCACCTTGAACAGCACGTTCTGCTTACCGCGCAGGTTGGCGATGCCGGCCGAGCCTAGCGCCAGCTGCAGATCGGTCTGCGGCGCACCGTTGTCGTCGAGGATCTTGCGAACCTGAGCGATGTCCGACAGGTCGCCAGCAGTACCGAAAGGTGCAGTGCCAGGCGTGCCATAGGCGCGCGAGGCGTTCTGGTATGCGGTGGTGAACAGATCCAGCTCGATGGCATTGCCGAGGGTACGGAACGCCTGAGTGAACTGCTCCACGAGAACTTTGCCGTACGTTCCGGCGTTGTTCATGCCTCGCTGTTCTTCACCGTTCCAGCGAATCGGCACGTGCTTCGACTTGCTGATGGTCATCGACACGTTGCCGATGTTCTGGTCGCCGGTATTCGGTGCGGTAACGGCCGGCGTGTTGTCGGCCATCGTGCTGGGCGGCGTGATCGGGATCAGAATCGACTCGTTGAGCGCCGCGCGTGCAGCGCTGCTGTTGCGGGAAACCGCCGGGATCAGGCCGACCATTTCGCGCGAGACAACATCCAGCGCCTCGTAAAGAGTCGGGATAAGGCCGGTGAGGGTGTTTGCGCCAGCGATCATCCCGCCCTGCATCGGTCGCTGGACTGCACCCACCAGCACCTCATACAGGCGTGCGGCGGCCTTGGCCATGGTGGCCATGGGGTAGATCGCCACGACGGTGGCGATGGCCGCGAGCGTCAGCACGCGGATTTTGGAGATGAAGCTTTTCATGTGGGCAGACCCTCAAATGAAAAAAGCCACCCGGAGGTGGCTTCTATTTCGATGGACGGACCGTCAGTCCGAGATGGTTACGTTCGGGTCACGAGCCGCCTTGGCTTGATCCACAGGCGAAAGACCGTCGAACTGGGCGCGCGTGATCGTGCGCCCGCCATTACCACCACCACTGCCGCCAGAAGCGCCGCCCCCACTTGCACCGGTGCCCTTCAGGATGGTGTCCCGATGGGGGTAGTGCTCAATGAGGACTTCCAGCGCTTCGTCGAAGGCTGCCAGTTCGCCCGGGTTGGTGCGGCTAAAGATCTTGTTGCCGGACTTGTCGTACGCAACGACATTGCCGTTTTCGACCTTGAACGCGTCACCGAATCGGGCCTGTACGAGATCGGCCGGGATGGTCAACTTGTCCGTGATCAGCTTGGAGCGCGCGAAATTGCCGCCGACCTTTTCCTGGACCAATGCGGCCTGAAGATCGTCACGCTCCTTTGTAACTGGGGCGTATTTCTCTTCGACAGCCTTGATCGCTTCGGCCTTCACCCGCTCGACCTCGCCGGCATCCACCAGCTTCTTGTCGTCCAGGTTCTTGATGATCGTGAGCGCCTTCGCCGCCGCGGCCGCATCGGTCAAACCGGCGTCTTTGAACGGTTTCAGCGCTGCTTCAGCAACTTCCTTCGCTTCGCGGTGACCCTTCGCCTCCGAATTCAGCCGACCGATCGTGGCGACAGTGCCGTCACCGTCGAACGGCGCTTCTTTGCCGTCGGAGTGAACGAACACGGGCAGCTTCTGACCGTTGACTTCCTGGAGAACGATGTGACCTTCAGCGTCGTACTTGAATGGCATGGTGGCTTACTCCGGGCATCCGCCCTATGTTCCTGTGCGGCATCCGCCGCGATCGCCCTCCGGCATCCGCCGTCTGGGCACGAAAAAGGCCGCAGGGATTAGCTGCGGCCTTGGTTAATGGGTGCGGCACGCAGCCGCTTAGTCGTTGAGAGCCGCCCCTTTCTTGGGGCGGTTGTGCTTGATGCGCTCCTGCTCACTCTTCCAGGTCAATTCCGGACTGACGACACCACGGCGCTGTGTCTCGTTGAATAGGGTTTCGTCGGACAACGTGCCGTCGACGTTCATGTCGCGCAGCAGTTCGAGCGATGCCTCGGCGAGCGAGGCGACGCCGAAGTCTTGGAAAATCTGGATGTGGCCGCCTTCCGGCTCACCAACCCACTCAGCGGCAAGCTGCAAAGCACCATCCAGGCTGTCTTCCAGACCTTGGACGATACGCTGCAGCGCGCATGTGCCGGGCTCGTTGTCCGCGCGCGTCTGCGTGACGCTGGTGTTGCCTGGCTTGATGACCAACAGTTCGGCGCCGACCTGACGCATGCGGTCTTCCAGGTCTAGCAGGGCTAGACGGCCGGACTCGATCGCCGCGCCCGTGTGCTCGACGTAGCGCAGATCGCCGTCGGCGTCCTCGCATTTCACGGCAGAAGCACCGCCAACCGTGATCGTGTTCTCGCCCAGCATCTTGGCGAATAGGATCGGCACGCGCGCGACGTGCAGAATCGTCTGCTGATCGCTCTTCGACTGCCAATGTTCGACGTTCATGTGCGCCAGCTCGGCGAGCGGCGGAACGCCAGTCATAAAGCCGGTGCGCTTACCGTAGAACGGCACGAACGGGATGCGCGGGAGGCTGACTTTGCCTTCGTCGTACAAGATCCAGTCCGGCTTGAGGCTGTCTACCGACTTTTCAGACTTGCGCCACACCTCCCACCGGCCCGGATAAAGCACACGGACCTGCTCGATTTCCTTCTCACCGAACGCGCCGTCTTCCTCAACTACGGCTTCCAGCAGCCGCAACTGGGTCAGCGTCTCGACGCCGTTGATGCGCTGCGAACGCCAGCCCAGGATGTTGCCGCCCAGGATCTGCACGAAGTACGGTCGCACGCCGGCTGCCTGCTCAGCGGCCCGCGTTTTGTACATCTGGCGGCCGCGTTTGTCGGTCGTCTTCGGAAAATCAACCAGGATGCCGCCCAGGCCGCGCGCGAGAGCCTCGATGCAGAGACTGTCGGCGAAGCTGTGCAGGTTCCGGCCTTGCAGATCGATGTCTTCCGACCAACCCACGATGCGTGACGGCACATCGTCACTGAGCGTGATCGGCTTGGCGAACGGCTTGCCGGTGAGAACATCGACGGTGCGCGCAAAGGCCGGAAACAGGGTCGCGGTGGCCGCGCGCGCCTTATACGCATCGTCCTGCTCGTTCGGCCACTGCGGCAGATACCGCTTGCCAGCCTTGCGCATGGCCGTGGTACCGCCCATGAGGGCATCTATCAGCGGCCAGTCTTCGGCCATGGCGGACACGGCCTTAGATGGTGTGCGGACGTCGCTCATGCGTGGTTTTTCGGTTATGCGGCCAGCGGCTCGACCGTGGTTTTGCGCCTGATGATCGGCCAGAGTTTCACCAGCGTGTAGCCGCCGGCGTCGTTCACGTGGTCATGGCCCGTCTTCTTGTCAGGCTCGCCGTTCTTGTCATACGGCTGCTGCTCAAGCGCCTCGGTATAGACCGGGCAAAGTCGGGTATTGACCTTGAGCCTGCGCTTGCCCTGGTCGTTAAGGATCAGGGCATTGACCGCATTCAAGCGATCGCGCACGGCTGGATTGGTCGAATTGACTTCAATTTGGAAGCCAGCGGCTTTCAGGATGGAAAGGTCGGACTCGGAGGCATTCTTGCTGCTTGTGTTCTGGCCACTCGCGTCAGGATAGATCTTGACGTGGTGGCCCTTGTCCTTAAAACGGTCCTTCAGCAACTTCGCCATGGCCGGTGTGTCGCGCACGCCAGTGAGTTCACCCACCGCGTGCGGCATGCCATCGCGCACGACAAACACAACAGCCGCCATCTTTAGGACATTGAAGTCCATGCCGACGTGCAAAGGCTCGTTGGCTGCAATCTCTGCGTCTGTATGGTTCAGTTTCCGATCGAAATCCGGATAGACCGAACCGCTCGTCAGGTTGACGAACTTGCCGCGCAGATACGCATTGATCAATTGCGGCGGGTAGCTCTCGCGCAGGGACGAGATGTAGTCGTCCGGCAGGTTCAGTGCGTTGTCGTACGTGCTCGCCTGGATCAGGCCGTACAGATCGCGCAGCGTGGGCTTCTCGCTGAGCTGCTTCACGAACTGCTGATAGACGAACTTGAACCCCTCAGGGGTCGTCGTCACATCCACGCCGTTCTTCAGACCCGGGATCTTGTAGCGCATCCGGGCGATGATCTTCCGCCAGGCCATCTCGGCCTTGATCAGCGGCATCACATCCAGTTCATCGATCAGCGCATGGCCGATCTTGAAGCCGACGATCTTCTGCGGATGCTCCATCGAGCGGCAAATCACAGTGCCGCGGCACTGGCGCCCCTCGAAGACATGCACTTCGTGGTTCGCCTGGTTGATGACGACGCGCAGCCCCATGATGAAGGCCACCTCTTCCATCGTCTCGTAGAAGATGTCCCGAATGTGTGGGTAGGTCGGCGCGAAGTAGCCCTGATTGATCCCCGGCCACTCCCAGAAGTGCTCAGCAATCGCCGTGCATCCAACCCAGGTCTTGCCAGACCCGAAGCCCGCCACATACGCGCGGAACTTGTGCGGCATCTGCAGAAACTGCGCCTGCGGGATGTTCAGCGTGGCCTCGATACCGTCAGGCAGCGTCTCAATCATCCCCATCTGGGTCATCCCCGGGCCGGCGCGCGTCCTGCACCTTGAATACGAAGCGCTGCGGCGTCGGCGGATTGTCTTCGGCCGAGTCGCCGCGCATCCGATTGACGAATATGCCGCCCGTCTCTTTGGCCGCCTGCTCTACCAACTGAGCCGCGAGGGGTACGTTCCCACGTGCGGCCGTTTTCTCGTACATCTTCTGAAGCGCCCGCAACCGGAAGGATTGGCTGGCGATCGGGATCTCTGCCGTCTCCTTCAAGAAACGCTCGCGAGTCGCCTCAAACATGGCAACCCACTTCTTGGCGAGACCCCGCGCGGTCTTCTTGGTCGGGTCGTACGATTGCACCTGCATACGCGTCGTCTCGACCTGGAATTCTTCCCTTACGGCGTTCACCACCTCGCTGGGGGTGTCGTAACACGCCAACGCCTGCACGATGAACGCTTTCACGTCATCTGTGAGCGTTGCCATAGGGTTTCTCGTCCGTTAGTGCCCAGTATGGGTTAGGCGGCGCGCGCCATACAGGTGCCGCAGGCCATGGAAATGCTCAGCGGGCGGACCTGTGGAGTGCTGTTTGCAGCACTAACAAGTTGCGCCAAAGCTCCATTCGGATCGCCCATCCCGTAGCGCCTCACAACGCCGATGAACTCCTCTACGTCATGGCCGCGCAGGAACAGCTTCGGAAAGCCGTCCTTGGTGAAGGCTGGTGCACCGAAGGCGTCTTTCTCCTGACCGATGTGGTAAAGCTCGTGCTCCACCAGAGCACAGAACTCAACGTCTGAGCAGTTGGCGCAGTACTCGGCGTCCAGAGTGATGAGCCAAGCGGGCACGCGGCCAAACCATTCCTTGAGCTGCTGCTCCTGTCGACCTCGCTGCCACCGCCCTACCCGGAACAGCACCTCTTCGGTCTGCCCGAGCACATGGCGCCCTTGCTTGACGTAGCGCTCGGCCGCCCAGAGGAAAACCACATCAGCGTGTAGCAGGTGGACATGCTCCTCGTTGTGGAGCGGTCCTTCCTCGATGATCTGCGACTGCGCCCATTCCGCCACGTCTTTGGCTGGGGCGTAGTGGCGCGTCCAGTTCTCTGGATCAAGCAGCCACTCAGGCGGTCTCGGACGTGTTATCTCGCTCACGGGCATAAAAAGACCGCGCCCGCCGGCCGAAGCCAAGCGGGCGCAAAGCTGCCTTTCGGGCAGCGAGGAGGAGACACCGAGGAAACGCACTGCAAAATGGGTTGCGGGGGCAGGATTTGAACCTGCGACCTTCGGGTTATGAGCCCGTTGCTCGTTCCGCTGAGCTACCCCGCTGTAGTGACTGAGGGAGGCACCAGAGCTTAAGACGCAGTCACCGGTTGACCTTCGCGAAGGTATGGGCGGGCAGGCGCTACTGGTTTTTCATCCAATGCGGCCCTCACGGCTGGCGAATGACGCTCCGGGGTAACGCCGGAGGTTGCGCATTTCTGCTGGCCCTGTCGGCAGTCGCCATGCGTGAAGGTGCCGGTTGCGCCCGGCGTCCCGTGTTAAGGGGACCGCTTCGCCACCCTTTCGGGCGCGTGCATGTTGAGGGGCCGGCGCTGATCTCCGGCATGACGAGACAACCAATCTGACCCAGCGTCTCGGGTATTGGCGTCTTGCGCATCAGCCTGCGCATTCCCTCACCCAAACCGCCAGCCCGTTCGCCTGTCGGGTCATTTCCCTGTTGGCGCGCTTAGCCCGTGTGGGCAGCCTGCGGTTTGGGTGAAGCGGCTGGTTTCAGCCGTACAGGGCGCAGAGCCACACGCCCCACCAGAGGTACATCGAGATCGGCGAGAACATCAGTCGGCGTCCTTGGTGAACAGCGATTCGGCGCGGATGCGCGCCAGCGACATGCGGGCGAGCTTGCGGGCCTGCTCGCGCTTCTCGGCGGCCGCTTCCTCTTCCTGCTTGTCCTGCAGCACCAGCATGGGGTCGCGGTACGACTTCTCGGGCAGCGCGGTGGATGGCAGCATGATCAGCACCAGAAACACAAAAGCCCGCGGCGTGCGGGCTTGAGGAGGTAATCGGGTTGCGCAGCGGGATTACATACGCCACACGGGGCGGTTATTGGCCGCGCCGGCCTCGGTCATTGAGAACGAGCAATCTACGGCCCAAAGCAAAAACCCCGCTCAGTGGCGGGGTCTGTTGTGCGTTTCGTCTGAGGACAAGCATCCCTCCAAATGGATGCTGTCGCGGTCAGAGCCGGAAACGCCGCAAGGGCTTCAGTAATCTACGCGCAGGATAGTACAGGCGCGCGGAGTTTACAAGGGCTTTTCGAGGTCCGGCACCTCTTCGCCGAATCGATATACGACGTAGGCGCGCATCGCGGCAATCAGATGCGTTGGGCCGCCCATCCGGGAGCGCGCCAATGTGCGGCCCATGTCAGCCCAGTACCAAATTGGGACGCTTCGGGAATGGCGCTCAATGGTGAACGTGCCAAGTTCGCGCTCAATGATCGGCCCGGCATCATCCCATCGCCGGTGATACTGCGGACAAGGCTTCACGCTGGCGAACTGGCCCATCTTCAGCCAGTAAGTGCCGCTGTTCGGGTCCGGCGCGGGATGAGCCGGCGCCAGAACTTCACCCTCCGCGCGCGCCACCCACAAATCAAGCAGGGCACCTTCCAGTTCCGCGACTTTCACAACTCACCCCCAGTCATCCGCTTGCGCATGTCCGCGAGTATTCGAATGGCACCCTCGCGGTCACCGCCCATGACGCAACTCATGGCGTCGTCTGTAAGGGCTAGGATTTCCCCATACAGCGCCCTGATCAGTTGCCGACGTGCAATTTCTAGTTGCCGATCAAGCATCACATGGTTCGCAGAAAACTCCACGCCAATACGAACGGAAAGGTGGTGGCGCTGACTGAAGTAGATGTCCGGGTGTTTCTCCGGCGCGCTATCCAATGTCTCTTCCAGCAGTCCAGCGCGGGGGCGCCAGCTTTCCATGCCGGCGAAGTTGTCTGGCGCGCGCTCATTGGTATGGTGGACGCGCATTTGCCTGAGAAGGTCCGTCATGGTTGTGTCTTCCTCTTGGTTGTGGTGTACGGCAGCCGTCAGGCGGCCACCGTTTGCTGCATCCGCTTCACCGCCGCCGCCATCTCCGCGCGCGCCACCTCCCCGTCAATCACATGCGCCGCGATCGAATGCGCCTTCGCCAGCCGCACCTTCCAGTGCTTGAGGGTGTGGTGCGATGCGCCGTACTTGCGCACCAGGATTCGGCAGACGATCTCGGGCGGGAACTGGTGGACGTAGTGCAGCTGCAGCAGGCGCTTCGAGATCGGGTCCGCGATCCGCTGCCAGGCGCGCTCGACCAGCCAGCCGTCGTGCACGTCGCATGGGATACCGGGCTCGCGCACGTCGCCGCGCTCTGCGTCGCGGATGGCCGTGGCCAGCTTTGCCCATGAGGCGCAGCACTGCGGCTGGGTGCGCGGGTCACGCACGGTGCGGGCCCAGTTTTCCAAGCGCTGTTCAATTCCCATTCCCCGCTCCCTCAGACTTTGACCAGACCTTTTTTCTTCAGCACCACCAGCGACCGGATATGCCCCAGCAGCCAGTCCATTTCGACCTCTTCGCGCGTCACGCCCGGCGGAGGCGGCCTTTGCCCGTCGTACACAGCGTCACAGGCGGTACAGGCATAGGCACCGCACAGGTCGTCGGATTTGTGCCCCATGCCTTTGCCGCCGGCCGAGCCGCGGTAGTGCGACCAGATCGTGGTAGCCGGATCAAACGTGCAGGCGCCGGGGATGCGCACAAGGCAGTCTTCGCCGCGTGCACTCTCCCTTATGCGAGACATGCGAACCTCCATGCGTAGCCACCGGCGGACTTTCTCAGCCCCTTGCACACGTGCAAAATATTTGCCACTCCACCACCAATCTGCTTGTGAGCCGCGCTCGCACTGCGAAATACCGCAATCGCAATACCAGAGGTCAGGCAGATCTGCTCAACCGACCTGCCTGCCTTGTTTTCATTGCGCCTACCAAGCTGCACCTGACTGATACGCTTGCGATGCGACTCGGTCAGCTTCTTTCCTTTTTGTGCCCGCGACATCAACCGCTTGGTTTCTTCAGAGTGTTTTCGTCCTGCGCCGGCTTGCGCGACCTTCTGCCTAGTCTTCATCGAATGTTTCACGCCCAAACAGGAACTGGCGGCCGGCGCAAGGTTGTAGCCAACCGACCTCTCGCATGCGCGCAGCCGATCGATCCAGAATTGCTCGCGTTCAGTCAATCTGCAAACGTCCGGGCTTTCGAGGATCGAGAACTCAAACCTTTCGAATCCATATTTTCTGAACGCCGAAACAATGGCCCTGCCATCTATGCTGCTGTCGCGCACGCTGTTCTTGTGTTTGTGAAAACGGGTGTAGAAGTTCACCGTCTGCCCAACATAAATCTTCCCGTTGTCGAGATTCGTAATCAGGTAGATCGCCGGGATTTTGTGCTCGCGATAGCTTGGGAAGTTTTCGCGGATCTTGCTCATTCCTCGAACCCCGACAGGATGGAATCCATCATCTCGTCAGCTTTGTCCTTCAGATGCGGCCACAGGTATGCAGCCGCGTGGCCGCCGCGCAGGAACGCCATCACCTTGTCGTGGAACTCGGCAAACTCGCCCTGCTCGGCCGCCGCGTAACTGATCGACTTCGGGATGGGCACAACGCCGCCCTTCGGGCCGGGAGCCCAAATCACCCAGCCTGCTCCGACTTTTACCCAGCACAGGTATGCGTCGAAATCCGTGAAGCGCTCCTGCGCATCGAAAACAGCCTGCTCGATCGCGAAGTGCCGGCGGTGATACGCGCCGCTACGTGCCTTGTGCGTGACGATTTCCACCGTCTCGCCCGGCTCCATGTTGAACAGACCGTTCACGAAGCGGCGCCACTGCTTCTTACCCTTTTCGCCCAAGCCATCGATGGCCCCGAACAGGACGCGCCGCGCCGCATCGCGGTCGACTTCCGGGATGGCGGTCGGGGCTTGCTTCACGAGGACGATCTCGCTCATGCCGTCACCTCGTCGCGCTCTTCTTCGTGGACCGGCACACCGCTGATCGGACGCAAGCGCCTGTCTTCGATTGTCCCCACCTCGGTGAACAACCCAGTCTTCGTTTCCAGAGGCCTGCGAGCACGAACATTCCAAAATGGCTCGGCAAGAATGTTCGACAGTTCGATGTCGATCGATAGAACCTCGACCACGGCGCCAATGTTTTCTTTGATGTCGCCAGTTACGATGTAAGCCAAATCCCCAGGTTTGCAGTTCATCGTCCAGCCTCCTGAAAAACGGTCTTGATGGCGGCGGCCACGGTGCGGCGGCTCGTCGAGTCGGCCAGTTCCGCGCCCAGCGCAAGGGCCGCACCGATCGCGCGGTACTCATCGCCCGAGCAGCCCCACTTCCCGGCGGCGTTGCCGCGCTTGAACACGCCGCGAATGGCTTCCAACCCCTCGGCCGCGATGCGCTTCTCGCGGTCGGTCATCTCGCGCGACAGCACTGCCGCGAGGTTCACGGCGGCGGCCAGCGTGTGCGCGCCGCGCTCGGTGCCGGTGCCTTCCTTGAAGCCCTCCAGCGTGCCCAGCGGAGTCAGCTGCAGGTCGGTCTTCATTTCCTGCGACAGGCCGAATACCAGCGGCAGGCCGCAGGCCCGGGGGCGGTAGCTCGAACGCTTGCGCATCACACCCTCGCCAACCGAACGCGATTCCAGCGGCAGTTCGCCGGCCGATGGCCGAGGCCCCCGCAATACGTGCAGTACCCGTTCCATTGCGCAACCCGCGTACCCTTTTCTGCGTACATCACACGATCCCCTTCTTTTTCAACCACTCGACACGCGCATCGGCGACCTGCTCAATCACCGGCACGAACGTCTTGCACGACTTCTTGAGCAGCGCCTTGTAACGGACATGCGGCAACTTCTCTTCGGAGCATTTGCCATGGCCCATCAGCGCCGCGCCGCGATCCTCCTGCAGCGAGAACTTGTCGCAGTCCACGCAGCGAACGTCGTTCATTGCGAGGTTTCCCCTTGCGTGCCGGCCAGGTACGTGCGCAACGCTTCTTGCGGATCGCCGACCAGCGTCAAGACCGCACCGGCCACCAAAACTCGCGTGATGCACGTCGGGCGCCCTTTGGAAACTTGGAAATCCAGCACCTCGATGTGCCGGAACTCTTCGCCGAGCAGAGCCGCGCGCTCATCTGCCGACGCCCCAACAAACGAAACCTTGCTCATGCCGCCCTCCCGATTGCCTGCTGCAGCATGCGCAGCGCCATGCCGCTCTTGACCTGATCCGTGGTGAAGCGCAGGACGCGCCAGCCGAGCACGGCGGCGGTCGAATACTTTTCGCAGTCGGCGGCATATCCTTGCGGCCGGCAGTGGCGTCCATACCCCCAGACCCCGCCCTCAACTTCAAGCGCGACCATCAGGGCCGGATTTGCGAAGTCAAACTTCCACCGGCGCGGCGGCGCGAAGCGGTATTCCCGCTCGAAGCCCTCAATGCCAGCGGCCCGCAGGTGCAGCGCGAATGTCTCTTCGCCGATGCTCATGCCGCCCTCGACATCTGGCCCGGCAGACAGCCGTAGAAAAACTGGTGCGCGCGCTCGTGCTCGGCGATGTTCATGCGAGCCGCCGCGGACACCTCTTTCTCGATCAACGCGTCATCGCCTGCAGCCTTCAGGACGCGCCAGCGGTACACGAAGCGGTTTTCGCCTTCGCGCTGCTGCACGCCCAGCTCGGCACCCTTTGCAGCGACGCCCTCGGGCGTCTCGTGCCATCCGGCGGCAGGAGCGGCTGACGCCCCCGCGCCCGCAACGCGACCGGCAGGCTCACGACGCACCCACGTGCGCCAGGCAGCCGCCCAATCGACCTTGCGTGCATTGGCACCGCCTTGCGCGTGCCAATGGTCCCGGAACTGTTCTGCGACCTTGCGGACGTGCTCTGCCGTCCAGTCGGGCCGCTCTTGCAGCGCCCAATCGCCCAGCGGCTTGGGGAGAACCCAGTCCAAGGGCAAACGGGACGCATTGCTTGGTGAGCGCGGTGCGGGCGAAGCTGCGCCGCTCCCACCTTTGTTTTTCGGTAACGCTTGAGATTGGTCTTCTTCTCTTCTCTTATCTTCTCTAGCTAACGCACCGCTAACGCTGGTGTTCGATTCCTGTAACGGTGTCGGCGTTACAGGTGCGTTACCGCGATGATTCGCAACCCGCTTTGCGGTCTGCGCGCGGCTCTTGGCCGAGGCGCCGTTGTGCTCGTTGAAGCGGGAAAGGGTCACGCCTTGATCCGCCTCGGTCAGCCAGCCCACATCCACCAAGGCAGCGCCGAAACCGGAGATACCGGTCTTACGGTCAATCGAGCGGAGTGTCAGGCCCGGCAGTTCGCCGTCCTCGGAATGCTCATCTGCGGTCGCCCACAGCCAGTACAGGCCGCCGATGATGGTCGCCTCGCTGGCGTCGGTCAGATCACAGAGGCGTGTCACCCGTGGGTCATCCCACAGGTTGGTGCGCATCTTGATCCACTCTCCGGCCATTACTGAAACAGGCTCCCCTGCTTCTGCGGCAGCTTCACGCACTGCACGTAGCGGCCGGTGACGGTGCATTTGCGGTCGTCGGTCAGCACAAGGCGCCCCGCGGCGATCAGCTCATTGCGGCGCGCGGACACGCTGGATTTCTCCATGGTCAGGGCCTCGGCGATCTCTGCGATGGTGGCTGTGCCGGCGCGCTCGACGTATTCGGCGATGCGGTCGCATTGCAGCTGGCCGGCGGTGCGGCGGCTGCGCGAGTGGTAGGCGTCGATACTGGTATCGGTGACGGCGGTTCTCATGCGATCCCCGCTTTGGTGAGCAGCTTGAGAAGTTCGGGGCCGAGCGCCTGGATCTGTTCGAGCGCGGCTTGCTTGGTATTGCGCTTGTCGCCGAGAAATTTCTCGACGAGGTAGTAGATGGGGGTGTAGTCGCCCGTCCGCTCCATATAGCGCTCTGCCGAATCGAGCGAGAAATGCCGGCTCGGGTCATCGGAGAGCTGCACGCTCAGGTTGCTGGGCGCCATATCCAATTCGATCGCAATGCGCTTCAAGCCGCGTTGGTAGACACCAGTGGCCACTACATCGCGCGCGCTCGCGTAGCGCTCCGTCAGGCCCGGCTCAAAGTCCAGCACCATTTGGTTTTCGGTCGTCTTGATATTTGGCGATCGCATTTGTTGTCTCCGGTTCTCACCGGTTATCAATGCAGTGCAACAAAAATGGCGTGGACAGCCACACCAACCTCAAATCGGGCGCACCCCCTCAGTCATGAAACAATCGAGATCTCTGACCTTCTCAACTGCTCACATCCGGGGGATGCATGGACTTGCGAAACCACCACACGCTCAACGACGACGAGAACACTCGGGAGTTGATGAACGCGTTTCTAAAAAACTCCGACTACTTCCACGAAGCTCTCAACGAAGTCCGTTCGGGGACAGGAGCGTTACTCGCAGAGTTTTTGAAGCTGTTTCAAGACGCAGGAGTTCTCTCCGATGCAAACGTAGCAACGATGCTTTTTCTGGCCGAGAAAGGGTCGGGTCATCCAAGCTACGACTCAACTCGTCGACACCTGATCGCATCAATTCGAGCGCGTATGCAGAGCGACGAGCCTCCTCAACAATGAAAATCAGGCGACGGATCGGATCCCGAGGGATCAGACGCCGAGGGAATCGCGTGCGGCGCACGGCTTCATACCGTTCTGATCCCCGTCTGACAGTGAGGAGTTGCCGCTTCCGCTTCATGCACCCTCCTGTTGGGAACTGTCCTCCCCAGTTGTTGGGGCCATCGCTTGTTTCAGCAAAACCCCAACTGCAATCAGCACACAGTCGCTGCAAATGCATGCGTATGGCGCGGCAACGAGCGCCAGAACTTCGTCCTGGCTCTTTCCGCAGAAGTGGCAATAGCGAAGAAGTTGGTCGCTCACGCTGCCGCCCCTTCGCGCTCTTGCAACTCAGGCCAAAGCCGTTGCCAATCCGCTGGACGAAGCCGTTTCCGGCTAATTCCGGTGGCGCTTTCAATTGAAGGGCAATGGATCGCGGCAACAGGGCGCCGACGCTTTTCGTCGTCGCTAATCCATTGCGTAACCATTTGAGGGGTAATGGTGAGTAGCCTCGCCAAACTGCTCGGCCCCCCAACCTTCTCAACCGCCTCTCGGATCGCCTCAAGGGCTTGCGGGTCAACTTTGCTCATGGACACCAGCATAAAGCATTGCTTACCAAACATCAAGCATTGCTGCGCGATTGAAAGCAATGATGTAATCCGCCGCATGAAAACGACCACTGACACCGCCGCCTTGGCGCATCGCATCTGCCAGGCCATTGAGGAGTCCAAACTCACAGCGGCGCAGATCGCCGCCGAGTGTGGGGTCACCCCTCAAGCCGTAAATGGATGGAAACGGACTGGCCGAATCGGAAAAGGTCACCTGCCAAAGCTCGCTGAGATGACAGGCAAGTCACTTGAGTGGTTTTTGGGCTCTGAAGAACTGCCCAAGCCTCAAGTTGGGGGCAAAGGTTTCCCGGCGCGGCCGATTGCGGTCTACGAATCTCTAGACGAGCTTCCGCCCGAGACGACGGTTTTGATCACGCATGTGGACGTGGCCCTGTCGGCAGGCAACGGGCGTGAGACATGGCACGTGGAAGAAAAGGAGCCTCTACCCTTCCAGGCCGATTACATCCGACGCCTAAATTCGAGCCCCAAGAACTTGGTGGCCGTCAAAGTGCGGGGCGATAGCATGGAGCCGCGCTTGTTTGATGATGACACCGTTGTGGTGGACAAGGCAGACCGCAGGATTCCCGCGAGCGGTGGCGTGTTTGCGCTGGTCTATGCAGGCGAGATGCTGGTCAAAAGCTTATTCAGGATGCCCGACGGCTCCCTTCGCGTAGTCAGTGACAACAAAGAAAAACATGCACCGTTTGAGGTGCCAGTCGACCAGATCGAACACATCGACATCGTAGGCCGAGTGAAATACCGGTCCGGAATGGGCAACTTCTAAGGCGCCCAAAGGGGGGAGTGAAAACATGAAAATTGAAGCTCTAGCTGCCGCGTCCCTGGCTTTCATGCTTGCTGCATGCGGCGATGACGTAGGGAACAAATCAGAGCCCGCGTCGGCGCAAGCCCAGCAGACTGAAGCCCAGCCGAGCGCTAAACCTGTCGCACGCAAGGAAGACAGATTGAGGCCCGAAATGCTTGTTCAATTCCCCGTGTCAGCTGTCGCGTGCCTGACCAAGGAAGGTTTGCAAAAGGCCATCATGCACGGCATCAATGGCGAAACCACGAAGCTCAACGCCATGATGATCGCGCCCAAAAACAGCCACGGGGAGTGCATTATGGTCGATCCCAAAAAGCGCTATAAAACTCTGTCCGTCGAGTACAACGTCGATGATTCTGACCTTGGCCTTGTCGAAATTGTTGGCGAAGGCAATCAGTCAGACCATGGCGCCTGGGCGTTGACAGTCGGCGCCGTTCCAGCAACCAAGACCAACTAACGACCCATCCCCTCTTTCGCGTCAATGCCCGCTTCTGCGGGCTTTTTTGCGTGTTGCGCCAAAGCATCGCTTTATTCTTACCAAAGCATCGCTTGACTTTGAGAAAGCATTGCTTTATCTTTCACCCATCGACGCACCACACGGTGCCAACAGATGGAGAGCGAGATGATCAGCAAGACGAAACAAGACTGGCAGGTTGGCGCAACCGTGAAGGTTGGTTTCCTGACCCTCGTCGTCAAGGCTGCGGTGGCCACGCCGGGCGACTTCGCACCGGATGCCTACATCCTCGCCAACCAGGCCGGCACCCAGCTCTACAAGTTCGTCCCGCACAACGGTGTGCAGAAGATTGACGTCAGCGAGGCTCGCGAGTTGATGGCCGAAGCCAAAGCCCACGCCGCCCGTCTTGCTGCCGCTGCCATCAAGAAGGCCGCCGCGACGAACGAGATCGACGCTCTGTTCGCCTGAGGCGGCCGTCATGGACTTCGACCTCACACAAGACGAAAAGCGGATCGGCGACTTGATCGTCAACGATCCGACGTACTGCTCGAGCGACCAAGGCTACGACCCGCAGCCCTACATGGCGACGCTGATGCAGTACCTGGACCGCGGCGATTTTTCGCCTGCCGAGATGGAGCGGACGATGAACCAACTGACGGCGCAATGCCTGCGTGACGTCAAGTGGACGCTCACGAACGAAGCCAAAGAAGCAGATGACGCCGCTGACGCGCTGATCGCCGAAGACGAAGCCCGCGACCGCCGCGAGCGCGCCCTTGGCATGTCCCTGCCACGCGCAGCCTGAGGCGCCCATGGGATTCAGCCTGACACCCGAGGAATACATCACGCTCGCGCGCTTCTGCGCAGTGGTCGTGATCGTGGCGATGTTCTGCGGCTGGGCGATTGCGAGCGTGGGCAGCCCCGAGCAACCGGAAGAGCAACACGAACAAGACGACGAGCGCAGCCAACGGCGGCGCTGCTGATGAGGGGAATGGTGATGGAAAACCAAGTGGGTTCGGACTCGATTGAAACGCCCTATGTAGTCATCTTCAGCAAAGGCGTATGGCAAGCGATCCACAAAGAGCACGCATATCTCATCACAACCGCATCGAGTCTCGTTGAGTTGCGGGAAAGGATGTCGCGTGAGCACCGAACAAAGCTAATTGCCGCCTAACCGGCGCTGCTGACCAACAGGGGATGAACGTGAGCAAAACAGCACAAGCTCTGAACAGTTATTTGCATTTGGCGCGCTTGCCGAATGCATTTCCTTACGACGTTGCGATGGCGCGCATGTATGCGTCATGGCTCATCAGCGGCGACTACCGCTAACCCCCGCCACTGAACACGAGAGAGACGAGACATGAAAACCATTGAGATCAGCGGTCACATCTTCACGCGCACCGACCGGTTTAGCGTTGAGCCGGACTTCATTTTCTTCGCGTGGGACGCGAGCGAAACCAACCCGGACTACATCAAGGTTTGCGATCACACGATCCATGCCGAAGTCCCCGACGATTTCGACCCGCGTGCCGCTCAGATTGCATCGCTGGAAAAGCAACGCGAAGCAGTGCGCGCAGAGCTCGGCAAGCGCATCAATGAGATCAACGATCAGATCGCCAAGCTGCAGGCGCTGACGTTCGATCCGGCCTGACCCAAAAAGGAGCCTGAGCATGGACAAGAACAACGGTGGGCCGGCATTGCAAAAGACGTTGCGCGATGAGTTTGCGATGCGGGCGATGCAGGCAGTGCCAATGCCTCAAGGCCACATGCACGACGTCGTCGAGGTCTACGACCGCATCGCGGCGCATGCCTACAAGATGGCCGACGCCCTTCTGCGCGCAAGGGAGCAATGACATGGATGCGAAGCCCCTGAACTACGACCCGACCGACCCAGACAAGATGCGGCTTCCGTTAGGCATCACCTGTGGCGATTGCGTTCATATCAACCGCTGCAAGGCCATCTACGGCCACACGGAGACGGACACCTATTGCGATTGGTCGCCGTCACGCTTCAAGGCGGCCGCAAAAGCTGGGGCACTGACATGAACCAAGCCCAAGACAAAGCAATCGCCCGCGCTTCCGACCATGAAAATCTTGTGGGGGAGTTGGTGGGGGCTCTCACGGACCTTGTCGAAGCGGTGCGTCCGTACGTCTATCCCACGCCCGACAAGCCGAAAAGCCTGTGGGCAAAGGTTGAGCAAGCGCGTGCACTGATCGCCAAAGCGGAGGCCCAGCAATGACCCCGACCGAATTCCGCGAATACCAGCGCCGCAACCGCCGCGTGCTGTACGCCTGCTTCGCTGGCCTAGTGGTCTGCGTCGCAGTGCTCGGCAAGTTCCACGGGAGCCTGTGATGCGAGTCCACCGATCCGAGATCGTCGACTACAAGGTCTACCACTCAATGACTGAGGCCAACTACCCGGGCGTTGCTCTCGAAGTTACGCAGCGCACTACGTGGAAAGACTGGGCGGCAGCAATCGCCACCGGCATCGGCGCAGGCGCAGTGATGGCGTTTGTCGTCGGCTGCGCGGCCGGCGCCCTGATTAGATAACCACAAGGAGCACACCAAGATGACGCAAGCCGAACAATCCACGGCCCTGACGCTGCCCGAGCGCGCCGCTGTCGCGCTGGGCACCGCCGAGCACGAAGCGAACCTGCTGGTGCTGGCGAAGAAACACGCCGACATCGTCGAGATCAAGAACCCGGCCGGTCGCGAGCAATGTCACGGCGCCATGATGACGTTGGCCAATGCGCGCATTGCCATCAGCAAGGCCGGCAAGGAAGCGCGCGACGACGCGACGAAGTTCTCGAAGGCTGTGATCGAGGAAGAGAAGCGCCTCATCGCGATCATCGAGCCGGAAGAAGATCGGCTGCGCAGCCTGCGTGACGCGTGGGATGCGGAGCGCGAACGCGAAAAGCAGGCCAAGGCCGAAGCCGAAAAACGCCGCATTGCCGCGCTGCAGGAGCGCATCGACCGCATTCGCAGCCATGCCATCGACTCTGTGGGCGCACCCGCATGGAGCGTCGCCGACGAAATGCAGCATCTCGAAGCGCTGGCAATTGATGCTTCGTTTGAGGAATTCCAAGGCCAAGCCCAGCTTGCCAAGGACGAGACGCTGGACAAGCTGCGTGAGATCCACGCGCAGGCCGTCGCCCGCGAAGAAGAAGCGGCGCGCCTAGCTGTAGAACGCAAAGAGTTGGATCGCCTGCGCAAGGCCGAGCAAGAACGCCAAGCGCAAGCTGCGGCGGCACGCGCAGAAGAAGAGCGCCGCCTGGCAGCAGAGCGCGAAGCCCAAGAAGCGCAGTTGCGCGCCGAACGTGAAGCGCACGAGCGCCAACTGGCCGCCGAGCGCGCCGAGGCTGATCGCATCGCCCACGAAAAGCTGGCCGCCGAAGAGGCCGAACTGCGCGCGCAACGTGAAGCCCAAGAAGCGGAAGCCCGTCGTCTCGCCAATGAGCGCGCCCAGCTGGAACGCCAGCAACGCGAGGCCGAAGAGCAGCGCAAGCGCGAAGAAGCGCAGCGCGCTGCAGCGGAACACGCAGCCGCTGAACAACTGCGTGGTGCCGCCCATCTGCTTCTGACGGCCTGCAAGGCAGCGCTGGCCGAAGGCCCGGACATGTGCTGCGCTGCGCAGCTGCGTGCGGCCATTGACGCCGCCGAAGTGGTCGACGCCGAGATGCCAAAAGCAGCTTAACCATTTTCCACCACGCCCGGCCGAGTCTCGGGTTAGGAGATCACCATGAACGAAGTAGCCGCAGTCCAACCGCAGCAGTTTGACCTTTCCCCCCGCAACCTGCAGGAGGCCATGGAGTTTGCCGGGCACCTGGCGGATTCGTCGATCGTGCCCAAAGATTTCCAGGGCAAGCCCGGCAACGTGCTTGTTGCTATCCAGTGGGGAATGGAGCTTGGCCTCAAGCCCATGCAGGCCATGCAGAACATCGCCGTGATCAACGGCCGCCCGTCCCTGTGGGGCGATGCCGTTCTTGCGTTGGTTCTGGCATCCCCTGCCTGCGAGTACGTCAACGAGTACGACGACAACGGCACGGCTGTTTGCGTGGTGAAGCGCCGCGGGCATGCCGAGCATGTGGAGCGCTTTGGGGATTCCGAAGCCAAGACAGCCGGCTTGCTGAACAAGTCCGGGCCGTGGACCCAATACCCGAAGCGCATGAAGAAAATGCGCGCCCGCGCATTCGCGCTGCGCGACAAGTTCAGCGACGTACTGAAAGGCATCCCCATCGCCGAAGAGGTCATGGACATTCCGGCCGAGCGGGACATCACGCCGCGTAACGCTTCGCCTTCTCAGATCGCACAAGCAGCGCTGCCAAAACCGGCAGAGCGCGATGACCGCCTCAACAACATCATTGCCGACCTGGAGATCGTCGCCAAGGAAGGCGGCGCAGATCCGCTTGCTGATGCGTGGGGCAAGTTGACCAAGGATGACCGCAAGGCCATCGGCCCAGACGAACTGTCACGCCTCAAAGCGCTGACGGGCGAAGCTGCACCGACCGATTCTCAAGTTCGGGAGCAAAGCAATGGCTGATCAGCGCACCGAAGAGTGGCACCAAGCTCGCGCAGGCAAGCTGACCGCCTCGTGCTTTGTCGACATTATCAGCACCACCAAGGGCGGCAAGCCGACCGCTGCGCGCGGCACGCTGATGCGCAAGCTGGCTTTTGAGCGCATGGCCGGCACACCCGCGCATGAAATCGGCGGCCGGGCTTTGACGTGGGGAACGGAGGTAGAAGAGGCAGCCGTCCAAACGTATGAGCTCGTCAGCGGCAACATCGTCGAGCGCAGCCCGTTCCTTTTGCATCCGCGCTACAACTTCATCGGCGCTTCGCCTGACGGTTTGGTCAGCGCTGTAGGCGGCATCGAGATCAAGTCGCCGCATGACGAGGCTGTGCACATCAATACCTGGCTTTGCGGGATGCCAGAGGAACACATGCCGCAGGTGCAGGGAAACATGATGGTCACTGGCCGGGCCTGGTGGGACTTCATCAGCTACGACCCGCGCCAGTGCGAGCGCCTTCGCCTGTACGTGCAGCGTATCCTGCGCGACGACAGCTTCATCAGTGAAATGCTGGCCTCCCTCCTGCAGTTTGAAGCAGAGCTGCAACAGATGGTCGCCGAGCTCGAACGTAAGAGCGCCTGACCATGGGAAAGCCCATCCACCCCAACTACAGCGGCCTGCACACCAGCAACGCCGCGAAGCGCCAGAGGACGCTGGCCCGGTTCCTGGCGGCGCTCAAGGATGCGGGCGATGAAGGCCTGACGTTCACCGAACTGCGCAAGAAGACGGTCGCGCTGGACACGTCACTGCGCGCGATCCTGACGTCGCTACGCGATGACGGCGTTGTACGCATCGGGTCGTTCAGGTTGATGCGCCGCCAGCTGGTGCCGGCCTACGTGCTCGGCGCTGGCGAGGATGCGTGCATCGACGACTACCGCGACCTGCAGGCCAAGGCCACGGCAAAGGAGGCGGAAGACGCCGAAGCCGCCGCACGCAAAGAGGCCGAGCGGCGTCACGAGAAATGGCAGCGCGATTGGAAGCCGCGCCGCGCCGAGGCCGCCTGGTTCTGAGGGGAAGACATGGACGAGAAGCAGACAGCAGCGCTGCGTGAGGTGTACGAGGCAGCTTGCCAGTTTCCGACGCTTACCACTTTTGTGAGGAAGGCAAACGGCGAGTACTTCAACAAGCTCCGCGAGATTCACTGGAAAGGCTTCCTCGCCTGCTACCAGCACCTTGCGGAGCAACTTAAGGACGGCGAGCGCTATCGGGCGATTCGCCAATGCGGAAAGGACTGGTCAAACCTTCGCGTGTTTGACTATCGCGGGGCAATTGATGCACAAGCACTTGACCATGAGGCTGATGCCCTTGTCGCCGCCCTCGACCAGCAGAAGGAGAAACAGCAATGACTCAGTGGAATGGCTTGACTGCTGATGAGAAAGATCGGTTTGTGGGTGAGATCGTCGAGCACGGCACCGAGTTTGTCGCGCCGCTCTATGCATTCGTGGAAGAAATTGCAGAAACGGTGCGCCAGAAGAACGTCCACCTCCGCGCGCAGGCTGATGCGGCCCCTGTTGCGAAGTGGCGCCGCAATGCGCTAGGCGGCATTGAGTTCACCGTCTTGGGCGATCCGCACGTGACTGACGAAGCCGAATTGTTTCTCCACCCCTCCCTCCCGGCAGCGCAGGGGTTGAGCGATGCAGTAACCGCTTTGCGTGACGCAATTCAAGATATGCGATCCATCGGGCACGAGGTGCCTGAATCCGCATCCCTCGTCGGCTACTTCTGCAATCGTCTCAAACAGAGTGCCGCGACAGTGGCCGAGCCGAGCGAGTGTGAAATCTGCCGCAAAACTGGCATGGCTCACAGCGCGCACCAGCCTAGCGAATGGGTGCTAAAGCAAGCCGCCCAGCAGCAGGCCGAGCCGGTGGGGGATGAGCGCGCGATTACGCCCCAAGGCATGAAGTGGTTGCGCAATGCATATCCCCAGCTTGTGAAGGGCATGGAAGAACGTGGTCTGTGCCTAAAGGCCGTGGATGAAAGCGATCTGCAAGCGAAGTTGGCAGCAGATAAGAGGCACCACGAAGAGAGCTATCTGTTATCTCTGAACACAAATCCATGCTCGATCGATGATGAGCGCCCCCTGTTTGAGTCGCACGTTATGAATCGTTGGAACCTCAAGCCGTCAGACTTACTCCGCAACGGCGATGGTTATGAGCACAAAGGGCTAGATCATGCTTGGTATGGTTGGATGGCTCGCGCCGCCCAGTCCGGCCAGCGGGCGGGCGTAGCAGAGGTAAGCCGCGAAAAGCAAAAGCAGATCGCATGGGATGCGCATGTTAAGGCTGGGCTTATCCCAGGTGCCAATCTCTATACGTCGGCGCTGATGGCAGTTGAAGCATTTGCCGAGCATATCGCCGCCCCCACGCAGCAGCAGGAGCGGAGCGATGAAGCGCCCAAGGCTCTCGGTTGGATCAACGAGCAGACAGCCAGCATCTTGGAGGGTGGCCAAACCGTCTGCACTCACGTAAGCCCAGTGAAGACGGAATATGCGCAGGTATCGCTTGTGCGGGGGCAGTCGTGATCCATTACCACGGCATGCCCATCACACCGAACACAGCCGCGACCCGCGCTGTTTTCTCAGGGCACGCGTTTGTATCATTCATGCACCCCGAGCAGCTCGGCATTGTGCTTGACGTGGCGCAGTCGTTCGCGGTGGACAACGGTGCATTCTCTGCGTGGCGCTCAGGAAAGCCAGTCGAGGATTGGACGCCATTCTATGAGTGGGTGGCCGAACTGCACCGATACCCAGCTTTCGACTTCGCGGTGATCCCGGATGTGATCGACGGTGACGAAGCCGCCAACGATGCCCTGCTGGATGAGTGGCCGTGGCGCAAACGCGCGCCTTGGGTAGGCGCGCCGGTTTGGCACCTGCACGAAAGCCTTGAACGATTGGAGCGTCTTGCTTTGACGTGGCCTCGCGTATGCCTAGGAAGTTCAGGCGAGTACGCGCAGATCGGCACGGCACGCTGGTGGAACCGTATGGCCGAAGCGATGGATGCGGTTTGCGACCGTGACGGACGCCCTGTGTGCAAGCTCCACGGCCTGCGCATGCTTGACCCCGAAGTGTTCAGCCGCTTCCCGTTCGCCAGCGCCGACAGCACGAACATCGGCCAGAACGTAGGCATCGATTCGAAGTGGAAAGGAACCTACACACCGGCCAGCAAAGAATCGCGCGCCCAGGTCATGAGAGAGCGCATCGAATCGCGCCAGGCGCTCACCTTCTGGGAGCGCGCCATCGCACCTGTGCAGCAGGGACTATTCGCAGCCGCAGCCCTTGGAGAGAGCGATGCCTGACGTTGATGTGCACGAAATCCTGCGATTGGCAGAGGAACAGAAAGAGCAGCGCGCTCGCCAGCTACCAGACCATCAAGACTGCATCCGCTTGATGATCCAAATTCGCCTGCGATTGGAAGAAATGGGCTGGAAGAGCGGTACCTACGCACCGAAGGATGGCGCCTACTTTGAGGCCATCGTGGCAGGTTTCGCCGGGCCGTCGCAGTGTGCTTGGCTAGGATCGGCATTCTTTGTCGCAGACAAGGGCGATCTATGGCCTGCCGAACCATTCATGTGGCGCACCCAACCGCCCGCAACGCCGGAGGCGAGGCATGATTGAGTCGAAACTTTTGCCGTGCCCGTTCTGTGGCGGCGAGGCGAATGAGCCCAGCTATGACGGGCAGTACATGTCTGCGTCGGTGATTTGCATGACGTGCGCAGCCACGACGTTCGGAACTGGTTTCAAACTCTCCGCCATGGATGAGGCTCGATCAAACTGGAATCAGCGCCCCACGTGCGAATGGACCAAAGACCCAGACGACGAGTACATGCCCGATACCTGGGATAGCGCCTGCGGTGAGAAGTGGTCATTCATCGAAGGCGGTCCAGTCGAAAACGACGTGCGCTTCTGCCAAGGATGCGGCAAGACCGTAAAACTGGCGGGCGCACAACCGCCCGCGATGACGGGGAGGGATGATGAGCCAGCATAGGCATTTCCGGATCATGCAGAACGGCATGAACGTGGCGAGTGCAGAAGGCCCGGAAAGCCAAGCAAATGACACCATCATGCTCTACGCATCGCAGTGCGAAGAAGATGGCCCCATCGAGATTCAAGAGAAGGTAGCTAAGCGATGGAAGACCATCTATCGAACACCGCAAGACCAAGCATGACAGCAGAACTGACGAGGATTCTGGAGACGACACGTCTCGCATGGGGCCTACGATGATCCGGCACATTACAATCCGCAAATTCGCCGACCTGACCGGATACACGGAAAAGGCGGTGTACAACAAGATCAACGACGGCACTTGGCCGGAGGGCGAGGTTTGGACGAAAGCGGCTGATGGTCGCGTGTTGATCGACACTGAGGGGTACGAACGATGGGTAGAGACGGGAGGGGCGTTAAGAAAGCCTCGGAAAGCAGCATCCAAATCGCCTTCACGTACAAGGGTGTCGAGTGCCGCGAGCGCATTCGGCTCAAGCCCACCGCCGCTAATCTAAAGCGGGCCGAGCAGTGGCGAGCGTCCGTCCTGCTCGCCATCGAAAATGGCACGTTCGTTTACGCCAAGAGCTTTCCCAATTCCCCCAACGCCGCTAAGTTCGCCGAGTACAAGGGTGAGGTCCAGAACCTAGGCGAATACCTGGAGCAGTGGCTTGCGCGCAAGAAAGCGCACCTCAAGGCCAGCACCTGGGATGGCTATCGCAAGATCGTCAACTATCAGCTGATCCCGGCACTAGGCAAGGAAGTGCTGATCGACCTGAAGCGGCAGCAGGTGCGCGACTGGCTGGCGACGCTGGACTGCACGAACAAGCGGCTGGCCAACATCCAGAGCGTGCTCCGCTCTGCCCTGCAGGACGCTACTGACGAAGACGAATTGATCCCGGCCAATCCCCTGCACGACTGGACCTACGCGCGCCAGGAAGAGCCCAAGGAAGAAGACGAGATCGACCCGTTCACCGCTGAGGAACAGGCTGCCATCATTGCAGCCATGCCCGAGCAGATGGCAAACATGGTGCAGTTCGCGTTCTGGTCAGGCCTACGCACGTCGGAACTGGTGGCGCTCGAATGGCGCGATGTGGATTTCACGAAGGGAACGGTGCGCGTGCGCCGGGCCCAGACCCAGACAGCCGATGCCCCGGAAGGAACCAAGACGGCAGCCGGCCGGCGCGAGGTTAAGCTTCTACCCCCTGCCCTGCAGGCATTGACCCTGCAGAAAACGCACACCGCGCTGGCAAACAAGGAAGTTTTCCAAGACCCGCGCCATGGCGCGCGCTGGGGTGGAGACATGCAGATCCGGCTACTGTGGACGCGCTATCTGCGTAAGGCTGGTGTGCGGTACCGAAAGCCGTATCAGACACGCCACACTTACGCCTCGATGATGCTTTCTGCCGGCGAGCACCCGATGTGGGTGGCATCCCAGATGGGGCATGCCAACGCGAACATCACGTTGAAGACCTACGCTCGGTGGATGCCGGCGGCTGATCCGAATGCCGGTGGGAAGGCGGTCAAAAGGTTTGCAGCGATGCTGCGATTTCCTTCCGATTCTGTACAGAAAACCAGCGAAAACAGCGGAAATTAATCGCAGCGTGTTTCCCGCAAAGCCTTACTGCATATAGAATTCCTGGCGGAGAGAGGGGGATTCGAACCCCCGATAGGTTATTAACCTATACACGCTTTCCAGGCGTGCGACTTAAACCGCTCATCCATCTCTCCGAAGCCCGCGATTGTAGCACACCGTACGGG